ATCGCTGCTCTTAGTGTTACTGTCCCTCCTGTCACTTGTTATCCTGATGACGCAGATAACCCCCTGGATGTTAGCACAGCTAAGGCAGGGGATAAGATTGCTACACTCATTTTCAAACACAATGACATGCCACTTCTGTGGTTACATGCCTTATTTGTGTTCGTTACTGAGGGGATGACTGCGTGTTATACATACGCTAAGGAAGACGAGGAATACGGTACATACGAGAAGAAACAGTACGCGGAGGAGTCGGAATTACACGATATCACTACATGTCCATACTGTCAGTCGCAGATGAGTGATACTCCATTCAATCCTAACGCACCTCAGGCTACAGGATTGATGCCGATCGCATCTCCGGGGGGAATGGATCCTAATCAGATGGATCCATCAATGGGACAGGATCCGTCAATGCAGGATCCCTCAATGATGGCTCCTCCTGAAGAGGATGAGACTGCTGAAGACGAATTCATGCCTGAGGGACCACAAGAAACTCAGCAGATGGAACAGTGTGAAAACTGTGGTCGGATGGTATTACCACAGAAATCTCAGGAGACTTTTACTAATACAAGGATGGTAGGAGTCACTACTCATCCGAAATCTCGTGTAATTATGGAGGTTTACGGTGGACTCTTCGTTAAAGTTCCGGTATGGGCTAGAGATCAGTCTGATTGCAATTATCTTATTTATTCCTACGAGACGCATTATGCGAACGTACTGGAAAAGTACCCAGATCTTAGGGAAAAGCTTGTCTCCGGTAAATCCACCTACGACTTGTATGAACAGTGGGGACGAACCAGTCCACAATACAGAGGAGAACATCCAGTAAATAACGCTACAGTGCGTAATTGCTGGCTAAGACCTGCGGCATTTCAAATCTTAAATGAAGAAGAATGTGATAAACTTCACAAAGAATATCCTGACGGCGTAAAAGTGGTGGTAGTCAATGATTTCGTCGCAGACGCGTGTAATGAAGCTCTTGATGACAGTTGGACTATTACTCATAATCCCCTTTCTGATTATATTCATTTCGATCCGATTGGTCTACTTCTCACTTCGGTACAGGATATCACTAACGATCTCATTTCGCTCGTTTTACAGACAGTTGAGCATGGGATTCCTCAGACATTTGCTGATCCAAAAGTACTTAACTTTAATGCGTATCGTCAGTCAGAAGTCATACCCGGAGGAATTTATCCTGCAACCCCAAAATCAGGAAAAGCCCTCTCAGATGGCTTCTACGAAGTTAAGACAGCAACACTGTCACAGGAAGTTTTACCATTCTCACAAAAAATTCAGGAAATCGGGCAAATGGTATCCGGTGCTCTGCCATCACTCTTCGGTGGACAGATGTCAGGATCCCGCACCGCCTCTGAATATTCAATGAGCCGTGCTCAGGCTCTTCAGAGATTGCAGAGCACATGGAAAATGCTCCTAATGTGGTGGAAAAACATCCACGGGAAGGCAATTCCACTATATATTAAAGAGATGAAAGATGATGAAAAACAGGTAAAAAAGGACGAATTTGGCAATTTTGTTAATGTTTTCATTCGCAGATCCGAACTAGAAGGTAAAATCGGATCAGTTGAGTTGGAAGCTAACGAAAATCTGCCAATTACGTGGAATCAGCAGAAAGATGCGATTATGGAGTTGTTCAAGATGAACAATGATACCATCACTGCATCACTGACTACTCCCGAAAACATGCCTTTCCTGAAGAAAGTCATCGGATTGGATCAGTATATCATTCCTGGAGAGGATGATAGACAGAAGCAATATGAAGAAATTCAGCAATTGATTAACAGTGAGCCTATTCAGATGCCTCCTGATCCAATGATGGTACAGGAAGCTATGCAAATGGGTCAACCACCTCCAGAGCCTACTAACGAACCATCAGTACAACCTGATTATGACGTAGATAATCACGTATTGGAGTCAGATATTTGCCGTAGATGGCTCGTAGCTGATGCTGGTAGGCTTTGTAAGATCGAAAATCCTGCTGGATACGAGAATGTTCTGCTCCATATGAAAATGCATCTGGATATGGATAAGCAGAAACAGATGGAACAGCAGATGGAACAAATGCAAGCACAGATGCAAGCGCAACAAGCACAAATGGGAATGATGGGTCCACAGATGGGACCAGATGGATCAAATAATCCGATAGCTCCGCAAAGTAATGCTGGAGTTCAAATGGGAGTTGGACAAAATGCACCTACGGTTCAATAATCTTTACTCACCGGACGATTCTGCTGGTGGATCGACTACAGATGATAGTCTGGATACGTTTGAACTATTAAATGAGGAAGCCTCCCCCGAAATCATCGATCTTGATGCTGGAAAACCTGCTAAAGACTCTGAAGAAACTGAGGAAGAGGGCGAAGAACCGGAAGAAATCGACGAACTCAAAGAAATCGAAGAAGAACTAAAAGGACCGTCAGAAGAAGATCTGGAGTTAATGACTCCAGTTCGTAGGAAGGAAATTCTTGCGAAATATCCGAAACTCTTCAAGGACTTTCCGTATCTAGAGAAGGCATATTACCGTGAGCAGCAGTTCACGGAAGTATTTCCAACCATCAATGATGCGAAAGCTGCCGTTGAGAAGGCTCAGATTCTTGATAATGTAGAGCGCACACTGATGACCGGCGATATCAGTTCGATATTGCAGGCCGCAAAAGCTGAAAGTCAAGAAACTTTCCTGAAAATCGCTGATAATTATCTTCCTGCACTACGAGCAGCAGATCAGCAGGCATATTATCACGTACTCGGTAATGTCATCAAAGACACTATCGTTACGATGGTAAAAGAAGGTCGCGCACTTGGAGATCAGGGCGCACCTCTTCAGGCGGCAGCTAATATTCTGAACCAATTCGTATTTGGTTCACAGCAGTTTTCAGCGTCGAAGCCATTATCTCAGCAAACGCGTCCTGAAGAGGCGAATAGACAGCAGGAAATACAAGAGCAGGAACGCGCGCGTGTAATGGGTCATTTCGAGACTACACGCGACGATCTTCAGACTCGCGCAGATAACGTCTTGAAGTCAACTATTGATCAGCACATCGATCCTAATAAGACGATGACGGATTATGTGCGAGATCACGCGACAAAAGAGGCGTTCGATACGCTAGAAAATCTGATTTCGAGAGATACGAGATTCAGAGGACTACTCGACAAATTGTGGGAACGCGCATTCGCCTCCAATTTCAGTAAATCGGACACAGATAAGATCAAATCCGCATATCTCAGCAAAGCGAAAACACTGTTGCCTTCAGTTATAAAAAAGGCCCGAAATGATGCTTTGCGCGGTCTTGGTCGTCGTAACAGTGAAGAATCGACTCCTAAGAAGAGTCCAATTACGCCTGGTCGTTCCACGACCCAATCTTCTAGTGGAAAAAAGTCAAGTAAAGAAATTCCACGTAATATGTCCACCCTTGATTTCTTAAATTCATGAGGAGGACAGATTGGGTATGAATCATGGCAGTTGTAGAATCTCAAATCGCTGCAACTGAACTCGAAAAGGTCGTAGATAAGGTTCGAGTTCTGTTTGAGCGCGATGACAAGTTCTACTCCAACATCAAGAAGAGGGATGTTGAGAAGATCAGTCATCGTCAGATGAGAGTTCCGCTGGAACTCAGGCCGGGTGGCAGCTTTCAGTATTTCAATCCTGATGGCGGCGATCTCGGACGCGGTGGTGGGCCGACTTTCGATAAGGCGGTTCTTAATTCAGTGTTCTTGTCAGAGAATATTGAATACACCAAGCTGACTCAGTGGGCTACTGATGATGCTCGTAAGGCTATCATCAACAGTGTCCGCCGTTTGACTGCTACCGCACTCGATGAGATGCGTCGGCAGTTGGATAGTCAGATGATGCAGACTGGTGATGGTGTCATTGGCACCGTTACCTCTGATACTCCTGCTGGTGGCTCTAACGTCATTCTCTGCACCACCGATGGTTTCGGTGTGCGTCTGATGCGCTATGATCAGACCGTGCAGATCTGGGATGCTGCTCTTGCAGTCAACAAAGGTTCCGGTAAGATCACGGGATACGATGTTGAGAACAAGAGCATCACGATCACTCCTCAGATTGCTGGTGTAACCGGTACCGATAAGATCGTCACCAACGGTATCAGTTCACCTGCATCACTACCTGCGCTGTTCGGCGTTCCTTACCATCACTCTAATGCGAGTTCTGGCAATTGGTTGGGGTTCTCGCGCTCTACCACGCCGGAAATTAGAGCTAACAGGGTTAATGCTGGCGGCGCGGGTCTTACTCTGCCCCTGCCTCGCCTTGCGATTAACAAGATTGGTAATCGAGTTGGAATTGATAATTCCTTCTCACCGAAGGCGTGGACCCACCCCTGCCAGCAGCAGTCTTATGAAGAGATTGGACAGCTTGTGTCCATCATTCAGAAGGGTGCTAAGGAAGAGGGTCTTAACATGTACTTTGGTGGCTCCAACATGCAGTTGGCTGGAGCGCCAATCGTTACATCCTATTCGTGGGATAAGACTCGTATTGACTTCATTGTAGATGAAGTGTGGGGACGCGCTGAGATTCTCCCCATCGGATTCTACACCACTGATGGTCGTAAGATCTTCGAGATTCGTGGACCTAGCGGCGGTGTCAGTGCGGCTGAGATCTTCTACATGGTTGTGGGTATGCAGACGTACGTGAGCAATCCTGCAGCCTGCAGCTACATTGATAACCTCGCAGTAGCGGTGGGGTACTAACATGTCGCCAATTGCTGCATCTGATTGGGCACAGCTCAACCCGACGAACTTCTCTGCACCTGTGACTCTGGCGAGTGCTGCTACGATTGCACCTGTCAGTTTCTACACCGTGCTCACGGGGAACGTGGCGGTTGCTACTATAACCCCTCCTGTCACGCACTCCCACATGCTGGCGATCGAATTCGCTGGTACTGGTGGTGTGGTGGCTACCGGCAACATTAAAACGGCTACTGCTAGCGTAGTCGGTCAGGTGATGTTGCTGATCTACAATTCGGCTACTGGAAAGTACGTTCCAGCCGGATAGTCTGGTGGGTACTAACTATAGTGGTTCTGTGCTGCTCTTGGGATTCCTAGCGGTCTTGCTAATTCTGGCAAGAGCTATGAAAAAGAAACAGTAGAGAACTGGCCCCTGTAGTTAGTACCCATCTCATTCTCATGGTGGGGTGGAGGAGAGAATGATTCCAGGATCCATTAGTAAGTGTAGTGAACAGACGATTGCATCTGCGGCCACGATTACTGCGAAAGCAGATCTAGTGAATGTTACTGGATCAACTCAGATCAATACCATCATTCCGGGTCTTGGAACGGCAGTTAGTCAGTTCTGCATTCTGAATCCTGTGAGTGGTGCGTTGACTCTGGGAACTTCTGGTAACATCGCTGTTGGTGTTGCTTTGGTTCAGAATCGTCCATCAATGTTGGTCTGGTCAAAAGCTGCTCAGAAGTGGCTTATTGAATCGGGCGTGTAAGGGAGGAGTGGGGATACGACCGGGGGGCTGTATCCCTACTTTTTATTATGGAATCAATTGAAGTACTAAACGAGCGATTGAAAGATTATTTTGGCATCGATACTGCTAGCGATCGTCCCATATTTAGAATTGTTTGGTCTGACGATCAACTGGAAAAACGGTACGTTCATACCCTTGATAGTGGTATTGTACTTCTGTTTCCGGAAATTAGAGAAGTTAAGAAATATAGCTATCTACCGCACGTATATATCCTTGAGAGACTGGTTATTGTACCAGAAGAACAACAGAAGGAATTAGGCGTAAAGCAATCATATGAACCAGTCTGGAGCTACATGGATGATAAGAGGAATGCCCTCCCACCCATCTGGAACGCCACGAAATATGTCATTGATACTCTCTATGCGGCTCTTGGAAAACAGAGTCTGGCAAAATACGTGGAGAAGACGAGTCCTGACGATGCTGAAAGAAGAGTTAGAGCAATACAAGAGGAACTGTTTGGAAACGAAACTGAAGTAAGTGATGCGTTGAGATACAAAGAAGGAATCGTAGTCCCCGGTAACTATCAAAAGGATAATTAAATGCCTCTACAAGTCGGAGAATTTCCCGGATTGAATGTTCCTGCTAATCGTAGGACCGTTCGTTCGCCTATCAATCCACTCGATAAATCTACGGTAGTTTCTATTCTACCTAAGTTCATCAGTGAGCGTAAAGCTACGATTCAACCGGGAACATTTGAACTACCACCGGGTTCGTTTGATAAGCCATCAATTCTCGTGGTTGGCACGAGTAGCTGGTGGAGAGAAGTGGATGAAAATCAGCCACTACTGGAAATTACTGTCAGCTCCATACAAGTGGCTGATAGTATTGTACGTGATTATTCCAATGGTATTCTTGGCTGTAATATGGATGATATTCAGCCGGGGCTATTTTATATTCCCGGCGAGTTCTCCATAGAAGGCATCAAGAAGCAGCATATGCCTTCTCTGCTGAAAGCACAGGCACAGCAGAAGAAGTGGTTCTTGGAACTGATCAAGCTCGCTGATATTCTGTGGAGCAGATCTAACGGGAATCCTCTCAGTATCAGTGATGATGCGCGCATGGCGTGTAAACAACTGAACATCTCAAACAAACCGTGGCTCGGAGATCTTCAGACGGCAGAACTGATCCGATGCATCGCGTGTGGTTCACTGAGGAATCCTGAATTTCCAATCTGCCAGTCTTGTCATGCAATCATCGATAAAGAAAAGGCAGCAGCACTGGGACTTGTGTTCGTAAAACAATAGGAGGAGAGATGCCGCATCAGGTTACAGTAACAGGACTAGTAGGACCGGGACGTGCAGTAGGTCCGGTAGTAATTCCTAACGTGACTGAAGTTACGTTTGTGCCGGATCCTAAGCAGTTGAAACTGAAGACCAGCGATCCGAATAATGCCAACAAGGATTTCGACATCGCTGCGGCAACTACTGTCACCTGCACGATCACCGCTGGCAATTACGCTTTTGTTGTGAGCTAGAAAATGAGCACTACATCATTAACAGCAGGCGAAGTAATGGATCGTAGTGCTGCGCTCATGAACGATCCCGCTAAAACTGATTACACCTACTTGTCGCAACTGCCATATCTGAATATGGCGATTGATGAATTGGTGGAGAGTTTAGAGGAATCTAACTCTTCACCAACTAATAATACTTCAGCGATCCTCACGGTGCCCGTTGGATCCAACAAAATCACTCCTATTGAGAATCCTGTTGCTCCTCACTATCCTGCTGATCTTGTGGAGATCCAAGAGGTAAGTGAGAGAATGGCAGGAGATATTAATAGTTCCTTCA